GCGCCGGACGCACTCGTCAGGACAGTCGTGGCGGCAGACGCGGATCCTCTGACCCGGACGACCGCAGCCGCAGTTGTCGTTACGGAGACGACGACGCCGTCGCCTTCCTTGAACACGCCATCCACACCGAAAGCCTGGACGCCGAAATTTCCAGTGCCAAAGCCGGTGCGGTAGGTCGTGTCAGCCATTAGTCTAGCGTCACGTCAAAGTCGCCTGACGGGATCCGGAACACGTCGCCGGTGTCAATCGCCTTGCTTGTGCTCAACGCCGCGTATGCAATCAGGTTGCCGCCGGTGGACGCGTCAAACACGCCGACGTGCGAGACGGTGCCAAACGACGCCGTGGCCGTCGGGAACTCGATTGCAGCCGAGTTGGACGCGGTGTCGCCAGAGATCGTAAACGTCGCTGACTGGCGCGCGTAGGCAGTGCCGGAGGTGCTTACCTCGGTGCCGCTCGCGTCATCCGCAGGGTTGGATGTAAACAGCGCCATGTACCACGCCGTCGGGCGTGTCGCGCTGTCTGCTGTAAATACCCAGGTTAAAACCCGTGTCTCAAAAGTGTTGGAAAAGCTCATGTGTACGCCCTTATTTTCATGCGACGGCCAGAGCCGCCAAACTTGCTTGCTTCGCTTTCGCGATTAATTGAGCCGACCGCCTGCTGGTATAAGCCCGCCCAAATTTGGATCCGCGCGTCATCCTTCAGATAAGGCGCCGAATGCATCAGTGACCCGTACAAATACGCGTCAGGGAAATATGTGAGTAACCAGTTATTCGTGTTGCTCGCGCTCAACGCGTCGATCCGCTGGTAGTAGTACAGCTCAGTCTGGTAGGTGCCGTCCGGGGTAGGGTAGACCTCGATCTCACCCGCCGAAATCGCGTAGAACGACGGGGCGCCGGAGGTGTCCTGCGTGTCCTGGCGTCGCTTCAACAGCTCGCCCTGGCTCAGCAGCTCCAGCGGACGAAAATTGCCAGTCGTCGTGTGAAACGTGATGACCTCTAAGAAATCCGCCGGGATGGCGCTGTACTTGCTGTCGATGGGTGCGATTGCGCGACCCTCCATCCGCCAGTGACGCACGCTGCGGTTCAGATCCGCCTCGGCCATCGTAATGAAATCCGGGACCACTGCGGTGAGGTCGTCGCGGTTCAAAAAATCAGCGACCGATGCTTTCAGTTCGTCGTATGTCGATATGGCCATGCTACTGTCCTCGGCTCTCCAGGTATTTCACGACCTGGTCAAATAATACGTTTTGATTTGCCTTGGGCGGGCGAGGGGCCATGAAATCATCCATCGCGTTTATCCCGCGCGACGCAAAATCGTCGGCGCCACGCATGGCCTTCGGTAGGTTTCGCGCGCCCTTCATCAGGGTGCCAGCAAACGGCAGCATTGTCAGCGCCGCGTCAACGACACCCAGGCCAGCCAGCCCGGCATTTTTCGCCATGCCCATGTAATCACCCTCGCGATACGCGTCGGGGATGTCAGCCGCCGCCCGGTAGCTGTCCTCCAGACCAATCATTGTGCCCACGCCAGGCGAGAAACTCGCGGTGTTTGCAGCCGCCACGGCGAGAGACGGATTTCCGGTGCGTTGCAGCGTTTGATAGAAAATTTCGTTCATTATGGCGTTGTCGGTGTTCGCCTGGTCCATCGCGGCCTGCAACACGTCGTCGCTGTATTTGTAGCCAGGCTCGACGATGCGGCCACGATTTCGACCACGGGCGTTGGGGGCAGGGGTGCGCGGCGTGTTCATCTCATACGCCTCGTTGCCCACGCCGACAGATAACGAGTAATCGTTACGCAATTTTTCGCTCTGCCGCTGGGTTTGGCTTTCTCTTAGCCCGGCGACCTTGGCGCGGATCCGTTCCTCTGGGGTCATCGCACGCTCTCCAAATATTTCATGATTTCCATTTCGCTCGGCATTTCGGACGCCTGCGCCTGGTTAGGCCCGCCGACGGCACCCAGGACGCCCGCAGTGCCCAGAGGCACGGAAAGCAGACCCTTATTCATGATAAAGTCAAACAGCACCTGTTCGCTCGTTTTGCCGGTTTTCTTAGCCTGGATGTCAGCGCGGTCACGGATCGCACCCATGAACGTCGTCTGGCTAGTGGGATCCACGCCGGTTTTACGCGCCGCGCCCATCCACAAAGCCGCCTGGACCTGTGGGCCGGTCAAGCCCAGCTCCTGGCCCAGCTCAAACATGAAATCTTCCATTGCGCCGTATTCGTTGTCGTTTGGCTTTTGCGACCAGACAACCGGGTTGTCCTTGATCGCTTCCATTGGCACGACGCCATCCTTGACTGCCGCCTTTGGGTTAAACGACGGCTTGCCCATCTTGTTTGTCGAGAAATACTTTTTTGCTGCCGGGTAGGCGCTCAAAATTTCATCCGCAAAATCCTGGCCCACCTCAGTGCCCGCCACAGCCAGCCAGTCAGGATCCATCGACGCCATGCCGAAATACCGGGTGAAGTGCAGATCCGCCGCAATGTTTTTCTCGGATCCCTTCAAAGATTGCGTAAAACCTTTGGGTTTAGGGTTATCGACCATCGATGATTTTGTGCCAGCCACGCCAGGCTCGGCGCCCGCGTTCCACTCGCCCTGCACCTGACGCCCGGCGATCATCTCTTGCAGACCGGCGGTTTTGTGTCCGTAGCCTTTCTCGCGACCCTTAGCCAGGACTCGCCCATCCGCGAGCGTTTCTAGGTTTTGCAACTGCTCCATGTATTCCGGGTCGGTGTACATGCGATTGCGCACCGCAGACGCGTTGCCGATGTTGGGTGGCACCTTGGATCCGGGGGAGGTCGCGCCGACCAGGTCAAGAAACTCAGACCACTGCCGGTGTCCTTCCTCTTCGCCGTATCCAGCGATAAACCAGTCGCGCAGCTCCTCGGTGTTGTACCAATCCTCGCCGACCTCCAGGCCAGCCTCGATGCTGCTCAGCATGTCCTGGCGCATGGGGTTGTTTGGGTCGCGCAGCGCAGTCAGTGATTTCTCCAGGCGAGGCGGCAACTTGCCAGGCTTGTAACGCATGAACGTAAAATCGGAGCGATTAGGCGCGACGCCGCGATACCGGGGGTCGCTGCCTGGAGCCTTGCCTAACATATTGATGAGGCCTTCCGCCCCTTCTTTTAAATATCCCATGCTATCTCTTCACACTCTTCTTACCGCTGCATCCCCACGCCTTGCGTCGGACCCGTACCTTTGGGGTACGCTTTTGACTTACTGTGCGCGCGCAATACGCGTCGCCGCGCTTTGTGCCAGGGCGAGAGATCCGCTTGTGCGTTTTACCCTCGCTGTCCTTGTACGTCGTCCCGTCGGCGTATTTTTTACTGGCGGGAACCTTTTTGCGCTTCGTAGGCATTACTTTTTCTTTTTCTTGGCCGTCTTGGCGCTATCCTTGAACGCCTTTGCGGTCGGGGCGCCCTTCGAGCCTGGCTTGCGCATGCGCTCCGGGGTTTTGCCCGCTTTTTTCTGACGCTCTATCCGACGACGCTTGGCGTGGATGTTGTCGTAGAGGCCTTTTTTCTTTTTTGGCTTACTTGCCATACTTTTTGCCGAGACATGTGCCCGCGCGCTTGCACGCAGCCGGTGTCGGGCATCCCTTGCAGGGTTTCATCGCCATTTACATTCCTCCTAATAATTTCAGGATCCCAGGCGCGACGGGGCGCACCGGGCGTGGGCCAGTCATTCCGCCGTTTTGCATGAGCTGATTAAACGCGGGCTTTAAAAAGTCGGGCATGCGGTTGCGATTTTCCATCATCCGCTGGGTTTGCTCCATGTCCATAACGGCGCCCGGTCCCGGACCCTCAAACGGCGTACGCGGACCCATGCGGCCCATAAACTCTTCGCCTGCGGTGATCGCTCCGGATCCCATTGCACCCGCGCCGCCCATGGCCGCGCCCTGCAACAACGCCATAACGTCAACGCCTTGGCTTTCCAGGCGCTGCACCAATGCCGCCAGTGTTTGCATGTCTGCCATAAAAACCTCCGCAATATTGCTTGCTCTCACAATATCACAGAGGCCTTAAACGCCCAAAATTACGCGATGCCCTGCATCCCGCGCTTCAGCTCACCCCGCCAAGATTTAAACGAACCAGCCTGCGCAGTCGCCGCATCCGAGGCCATCGTCAAGCACAGCGCGTCCGCCAAGTCAGGCGACCCCACGCCGCGCCTGCGCATCTCATCCTTGCTCTCCGCCTTCATCTTGCCGGAGCTGGTAAAGCTGTAGCGTATCGCGGTCAGCTCCGCCTGCAACTGGTCATCCTTCGGCAGCTTGCACGAGCGATCCTCCAGCCAGGCCTTGCACTTGAACCACAGCTCAGACCGCAAATTCATGTAAGTGTCGCCCATCGAGGGGCTTTCCGCCACGTTGATCCCACGCACCGGCAGATCCAGCTCACGCAAACGGTCAACCACCCCGGATCCCACGCCGATGCTATCTACCAGGATCTCCGTGGGGCGCTTAGAGGGCGACAGAGCCTCATACTCCGCCACAACGCGACCGGTGGTCTGCATAAGGTCCAACCCGCGCCAGGAGCGCAGCTCAGTGACGACCGGTCCCTGGCGCTTGCACAGCGCCGTCGCATCCGAGCCAAACCGGGCGACGTCCAAGCCCCACACGACCGACGTCTCCTCCGACACGACGATGTCGCGGTGCTGCGCCGCCTCCACCAGGTGAAACGGGATGATCGTGTTGTCGTCGCTCAACGGAAACTCGCCCAACACGCGCACCCTAAACGCGTTTGACGTGTCGCCGTAGCGCATCTCCATCTCCTTGACGAACTCATCGCTCACCAGGGGGCTGTCAACGCAGCTCCACGTCCGGGTCCACCAAGAATTAGCCATCCGGTTGTGGCTCTCAAAAAACGTGCCGCTGGACCGGGTGGGGTTGCTCAACATCAACGTCGTCGCGTTGTGCCCAGACATAGACCCAGCCGCAGCCTCAAACACTTGCTCAGGAACACCCGACGCCTCGTCCACGATCAGCAGCACGTTGTCCGAGTGTACACCGGCCAGGGCTTCCGGCGTCTCCGCCCGCGCAGTCCGGCATGAGATAAACGCCTCGGCGGGCGCACGCACTAGCTCCACGCGGTCACTCTTCACGTTCAGCAGCTCCTGCAACTCCTTCGGCAGCTCGTTGATCCACCGCTTCAACTCCGCAAACATCGCGTCAAACAACTG